GGTTTTAATAATCAATCTTCATTCGCTCTCGCTATTGGTAATTTAGCAGGTTATTCAAATCAAGGAACAAATACCATCGCCATTGGTACATACGCTGGTTCAAACTTTCAGGGAGATTATTCAATCGCCATCGGTTTAGATGCTGGCACCTCAAATCAGGGTTCAAATTCAATTGCTATTGGAAATTATGCTGGCCAAAATCAACAATCTAATAATACAATCGTCCTCAATGCAGTTTATAACACTCCATTAAATACCACTTATTCAAACGCATTTTACGTTGCGCCAATACGTAACGATACAGGATTGGGAAATAGTCTCTCTTACAATACTGGAACTGGTGAAATCGTATACGATACATCAAAAACTTTCGTCATTGACCACCCAAAAGACGACTCCAAGTACTTGGTCCACGCTTGCTTAGAGGGACCAGAAGCCGGTGTCTATTACCGTGGAACAGGTACTATTGCCGAATTAGAGTCCAGTGTAGAAGTGGAATTACCAGACTATGTAGATGCTTTAGCAACCGATTTAACCGTCCAAGTGACTCCAATCTTCAATGGCTCAGTACGAGTTCTCAACGCTTCCTGTGTTTCTAACAATAAGTTCAAGGTGTATGGTGATAGCGGGGACTTTCACTGGCACGTGTACGGACGCCGATTGGCTATTGACGTAGAACCTAAAAAAACCGAGGTCTCGGTGCGCGGAGAGGGTCCATACCGCTGGATTGCCTAACCTTATATTTCGTCTTCATCCGAGGCATCAACTGGCTTGTCTCCCGCATAGAGCATGGTGTATTCGCGTGCTTTTTCTTCATATTCTGCCTTATTTCTTTTATAGAGTTGGGCGATATCTGGCACAAGTGGGTCATCTGGATTAGGGTCGGTTAAGAGACTGAGAATGGATAAGAGAACTTTTGAAATCGTGAGCGCCGGACTCCACTGGCTCTTCAAAATATCAAGGCAAATGCCACCACTTGAATTGATATTTGGATGATAAATACGCGTGCGAAATTGTACGTGCGGTACCTTGAACGGATATTCAGTGGGGAAATGGATAATCAGTTTGAACATTCCGCCGGCGAATGGACTATCCGCTGGTCCCATAATCATCCCTTCCCATTTGAACATATCATCGTTAATTGGACCGGCCGAACATCCTGCGGGCGGATCTCGTTTGAGGTCGTCTAATTCTTTCATAATTCGTCTAAGTGCCATATTGTTGGTGTAAGTAGCAATTTGCTGATGACACCATCATTTTTTTCGTTTTCGTGGTGCGTTTATTTGAAATAGGAACGCATCTTATCGGTCACAGTTGCTGCGCTTTTCTTAATAACCTTTTTACTCTCGTTTGCGGTGGTTGTAAAAACCCATTTGAATAAAATGGCGCCTATTACAAATGTCATAAACTTAATCGTATTCTTGCTGTCTTTGGAATACAAATATTCGGCGATGAGCCAGACAAAAAACAGAAAGTAATACTTAGGATTCGTTAAGAGTACAACTAATACCATAACAAAGATAGTCGCATTGATATTATGTCCGCAAATTTTGGCGAAATTCTCCGACGCTCCCCAATCAAGCGAAATGGAATCACTGAATGGAATACGTCTTAGAACATTATTAAGCATATATGGATACGATTCGGCTAAATTACTACCACTGTCCTCTAACTGTTGAGGTGTATTGATGATAAGTGGTTTGACTGAATAGGCACTAAGACCATACTTATCTAACCAAATTGTTATCTGTGCGTCAATATGGGTGTAAATCGGTAGGTGTTTGAATGCTCGTGCGCATTTATTCGAAATAACGTATCCGTGAGTTCCAACACTACCGTAGACTCGCTGAATGTGGGTGTCTACCGGTTGTGGTGTATGGCCTAGGACTCGGTTGTAAAGTAATGGAATCGTTTTCGTATCGGTACATTTGAAATTACATCCTAAATACCAGATATCAAAGTCTTTTGGTACTTGCTCCCAACCGGTTTTGAACATGTGCTCAAAGTCATCGGCAAAGATGGCGTCGTCTTCCAAAACCAAAACGTATTTGTAATTGTTGGTAATCATCTCTTCCCAAATGGTTTTGTGAGATAATGCGCATCCTTTGATTCCATCGGTACAATATTTCAAACAAAGTTCAGTCAAGTGAGAACTGGTTTTCACTTGGGAACCAAGTACCGCAGGGAACCGGGTAAAATCAATATTAAGTTTTGTGAGCTGTTCGCTCATTTTCTTTAATCGTTCCGTATCTCTATCCAGATTGATTAAATAGACCTTATCAACCACTTGATTGACGTAGGACATCCCTATGAGGGGCTGGGTTTAGTTTTTAGCAAGATTCTGTGCTGTTGCTGATGTAAGAAGACGACCACCATCCACGTGAATCACCGAACCGGTCATAAAACCGGACTTTGTTGGGTCGGCCAGGAATACCACGAGTTGCGAAATATCGTCTGGCTTTCCAACACGGCCGAGGGGATGAGTCTGCTTGGAGGCTTCGTAATAGGCGGCTGCTGCTTCTGGGCTCATACCAGCCGATTCGTGAAAATTAGTTTCAATCGTAGCGGGTGAAATACACATAACACGAACGGTTGGCGCAAGTTCTAATGCCATTGTCTTTGTTAGCATCTCTACGCCCGCCTTTGCCGCGCTATAGGGTCCTAAACCGGCTACTGGACGAGAGGCAAGAATGGATGAAAAGTTAATAATTGTACCACCGGTTTCTTTCAAATGTTTAATTGCCTCTTGTGATGTGAAAAAGACCGATGAAAGATTAAACTGAATCTGTTCGTTGAACTCTGCTGGGGTGGTTGATTCAATCTTCTGGCCGAGGGTTCCCCCGCCGACATTATTAACAAGAACATCTAAGCGTTTGAAAATAACTGTTGTCATTCCCACAATATTTGCGTACGAACCAGGATTTTTGGCATCAGCGGTTAAAAGAAGAATTCGTTTCTTATCACAGTCTTTGTAAGCCGCTTCCAAACGGTGTATGTGGCGACCGGTGACCGCAATGTCATATCCTGCCTCATATAATGCCATGGCAATCGCTTTACCGATTCCACTACTTGCACCGGTAATCAATGCGACCTTTCGCTGGTCATTTGGTTGTGTTGTAGACATCTTAATGATTTATTGACTGGTGTTCTGTTTAGATTGCCGCTGTTACAACGACCTCTATCTTCCAGTTAGGATTTGGAAATCTTACACCACAAATTGTGTTTCGTGCGGGGGCCTTGCCCTCAGGCATCCATTCTAAAAATACCTTATTCATATCGCCGTAATTTGCCGGATCGGTAAGAAAGATTTGTAAGTTGAGAATCTTCGATTTATTTGAACCGACTCGTTGAAGTTGGAAATCGATAAGAGAGAAAACTTCCTTTACTTGACTTTTGAACTCTCCGCCTGCTGTGTCTAATGGAACTTGGCCCGATAAATAGACAACATTATTATTGACAACAATCTCCGAGTAGGTAGGCTTGGTGTCAATACGCTGAATAGACATTCTACTTTTATGGTTAAGTGATTTCTCCAAATATACCCCAATTCTTAATGAAATTGAGTATCGCTTCCGGGGGTGTTATAGTATGTGATGACGTAAATGTACAGGAAAGTACAACACGACGCTGATTTTTACATAACTCCTTGCCTCTGTGAAAAACTCTATCTCCCTCAAACAGTATCGCCTCACCCTGTTGTAAATATACAGTCTCCGTCTCCTCATCGGAATTTCTATACTGATAATTACCACAGGTTGGTGCTACAGTCACCGGCAACAAGAGTGTAAAATAACGTCCGTTATAATGATTTGTATCAAAGTGCCAATCAATAAAATCACCCTCTTTTTCGTAGACTACCAATGATAAACTGTTTGGTTGAGCGAGTGGTGTAACTTTCACCTCTTCACCTATTATTTCCGAGATCTGCGGAGTCAAACTTTTGTACCATTCAACAATTTCGGGAAGTTTTGCCTGTAACTTTTGAATACTTATCGCCTTCTGTCGTTTCTTATAAATCTCAACTCTTGTACCATCAGTGGAAGCGATTTGGTCCAATGGACCTAAAAACTCATTCGGTATAGACAGCTTTATTTTCTTTATAAAGCAAAACTTACTCTTAGGGTCACAACTTGTTAAATAATTGACATAGTAAGTTGTACGGAAGATAAAATAGACCGTTAGCAAACACATAGCGGTTATTATAATCAAGAAGATAAGCAAAAATAGAGAAGATACCGTTATCTTCATTCTTACGATGGTCTCTGGTTTTTTATTCCGCTTCTAACATTGGAGTGAGCCATTGTTCTCGTTCTTCGTCTGGGATATGGTAATCGTTAAAGATGGTCTCTGCTGCTGATTTGCGTTCCGCTGCTGGTATGGCGAGCAAGGTGGAAAACTTCGCTTGAAACGCCTCGCGAGAGGGCTTTTCATTTTGCATCAAAGCGGTAATCTCGTCGTCGTAGGCGTATAGAATATTTACCAAATGCGCCATTTTGCCATTTGCGCACATATTGATACCTTCATACACTTCTTGAAAGAGTCGTCTCACTAATTCTGTACGTTCAGCGTGGGTTCGAATGTAGGTCCATACTCGTTCTAGAATATATCCATACGGATGACCGAACGCTTCAGTGTTATAGTAATCGTTCGTCAATTCTAATAGTGTTCTCTCTTTCCTGTGAGAACCAATAGTTATAGCCTTTCTGTCATCAAATGCCTGTGTAATCTCTACTAACGCTTCCATTTCTAATGGAACTGTGCGTGCGGCCAGATTATTGACCGCTTTTTGCGTCGCCTCTTGTACCGATGAACGATGAACTGCCTGACTATCGCGACTAAACGCCGCCAAGTCAATTCCACCCTCAGGATCACGACGGAACACCGTGGTTCGTTGACGTTCTCTTTCAAGTGCTGCTTCACGTTCTCTTGCTCTTTCTACTGCGATTCTTTCCTCTTCTCGTCTGCGTTGAAATTCAATATGAACTATATCACTAGATCGTAGTGCTTCTAAAATATCGTATCGTTGATATGGTGTCATTGCGTCCCTGAGAGTATTAAACGCCGCCGTTTTTTCAGTCTCTGGAATGTTTTGCCATCTCAATCCGTCTGGATGGAAATAGGCTAAGTTAATCACTGTCACCGCACAACGGACCAAATTAAGCCAACCATTATCGGCAATTGATACCTTGCGTATGGCACAATATGCCTGGGCGAGTAAGTCATCTTCAACCCGCTGAGTCACCCATAAATCCGCAATAAGACGAGCGTAACGATAAATTAAATCTATAGAACCCGTTGCTACGGCATCTATACGTTGTTTGTTACTTTGAAGAATACGATTGCGATTTTCTATCCGTCGTTTTTCAGCGGCCGCTTCCGCTTGTTCTCTTGCTTCGTTCTCCGATCGCAAACGTTCTCTCTGCCGTTCAAGTTGATTAAAATGCATTTTACATAAACCCTCATACTGCTCCTTCCCTTTTGATGTACAAGGATTCCCCGTTGAAGTAAGGGCTTTACAAAGTTCTGGGTCTGTGTTCATTGTTGTAATTTCAATGATGAGAGATAAAATAATCAATTTTTTCATCCATTACCAATAACAACCTCCTTCAACTTGTAAAGCACCACTTGGAATCTCTTCAACATTTGGGAATTCCCACGCTGGGTTGAAAAAACCGGCGATGGTAGCGTGATTGAGCCATCGGTGTCCTTTGATTCCGAACAAAATCTGGGTGGCACCGCCGGTATGAACCGAGGCTATATTATGTTGCTTTAATGCGTAGCATATTGGCAGTGAAAGTGCGCCACAGCCAACAATGGCAAGCAAGGCGCCCGTTTCTCTCACTTGTCTAACTATATCCTCCACTGCCACCCTCCATCCTCCTTCAATAATTTCTGGCGACCATGAGCCATTATCTTTCGTTAAATACGGACTGTAGCCTGTATGAATCGGTATAACGGTAGGTGGTATTGGTCCCCATATTGAATTATCCCCCCAAATCGCATCCCGCTTTTTCCATTGCTGTTCTATAGTTTTGTAAAATGGTGATACAACCGCCACTTTTGAATGTTTTGTTATATTGTAAGTCCAGCGGTCCTCTAAAACATTTACATAATACGGTTCTAGGGAACGTAGGTGGAATTGTTTCGCATTTTTCGCATATTTGTCTAAAAAAATTTTTTCCAGCTCCTTATTTGCTGGATTCCATAAGGCGAATCCGTCTCCAGCAGGTAAGACCTCAGTCAACATATGATTCGCCCAATCATCAATCACCTTTTCGGTAGCAGGAAAAAGCCCAGCGTTCACTCCTATATTATTTTTAATATTTGATGGATACGGTTGGTTTTTGTCTTTTAGGCGATAAAAAGCGTAAAAAATTAATACATCAAGCTCAGAGGTCCCTAGTTTTCCAACAAAAAATGGTTTACGTGAGCGGACTTGCTCGGTAATAAATTGGGCACCCTGTTCCATATTCATGTTGCTTGTTCCACTCGGCCTCTGCTTAAATCGTATTAGGTATAATAATTTGTTTATACATAATAAGATGGGTTCAAAGAACCAAAACCAGAACAAAACCAAGAAGAAGCCACGCGCTCTTTGTCAATGTTATGATGAGAATACTGGCAAGGGTTGTGTGCGTACAGCATTAGACAACAGTTCGTTCTGTTCGCAGCATCAAAATTGCCGTGGCTCTCCTCTATCGGGTGCCGAGCCGGTACGAGATGTCGTTCTATATAACACACCATCGGTCCGTCGTTGCCATAACTGCTATTCGTATGCTATGCATGTCTATGACCCCAAGGGTGAAGAATTATGTAAAAAATACGGTAATTGTCGTAACTTTTTCCATCAACCCGGTGCTAAAACGGGACATCGTAATGCGTTAAATAAAGAGGAACGACGTTCGTGTCCCGTAGTGGAGAAACTTATGATGGGAGACATTCCAGAAGTGACTAAAACGACCTTTGATGCGAAATGCCCTGCCGGTATGAGCAAGGTGGCCGCTGTAGTAGATAAGGGGGTGGACTACCATTGGTACCGTCAAGATCGTGATGGATACTGGAGTCATAAAGACGGCTCAAACAAGGTGAAAACGTTTGATGCGCTCAAGCGTCCTATTTTCAACCCCGAACTCGCGTCCCGCGATTACCGATGGCAGGGGAGCGACCTGAATTACGAGGACTTCTGCGGGTTTTATTGTGTTCCTCGTGACCACCCCATCTCTTTAGGACGAGGCGTGAGCGCGCCGTCGTCACGACGTTCGGCACGGAAGAAGGCGATGAAGGGAGGTCAGCGTTTTGTACCGGTTCCTGTGTTGTACAATACGACTGGTGGGACACGGAAGAAGAGGGGGGCGGGTTATGACATTCGTTTGAACTCTCTTCCTTCTTGTCCTCCTGTTCAGCAAGGGGCGGGTTATGACATTCGTTTGAACTCTCTTCCATCTTGTCCTCCTCAGTCTGGGACCTTAAGTCCCCAAGGGGGTATGGGTCTTTCATGGACGAACTATCCTCTTCATTCAACGAATGCTCTAAGAAAACACCGCTCCCTGGGTACCAAAACTTTAAAGCATCACCGAAACTAATACGGTTTTTAGGATTGAATACCAACATCTTGCGCATCAACTCTAAAAATCTACCGTTATGATGCTTATAAAACTCTGTTTTGATTGCCATTGGTTCCATCAAACATTCGTAATAACTCTCAAGCCATCGCATAGCGAATAACCATACTTGCTCCGCCTCAGTATCTATTTGTGTAAATGAATCGTAAGTACTGTATTCAATAGGACTCAAATACATACGCAACATAGACTCAATCACTTGAAATGAACTATTCTCCTTATCCAATAAGTAAATCTGGGTCTGCGGTGGCAGGCCTGCTTCTACACCTAAGATTTTATGACGCTCAGGCGCAGCAGTTTTTTTTGCCGACCAAACTTTGAGTGGAGTTATAGGTTCCCACCCCACTGGATGTTTTACAAATGACTCCAAGTCCTTTGTAAAATCTTGTTCAAAACTACGAAGATTCATTTGTCATAGGAGCGTTTTCTACGTTAGAAAAATAACCGCACGAAAGTTAAGGATGCTTTGGGAGAGTATGATTTACGCAGCTATTGCGCTGCTCGTCATCATTATAGGCTATGAATACCTCCGTAATACCATGATGTTAGAAGGATTTACTGACGGAGTAGTTCCAGAATACTTCGGCAAATTCTTTCCTAAACGCTACGATGTAGTACCGGGTGAGATGCGAGAAGCGGACGGATGGATACGAAACCCACGATACTTTGAGGGATACGTAGATGTTCAGCATTTAGGATACAAAGCGGACTTTTGTCGTGTTGTAGAAAAAGAGGGAGCACCCGATTCTCGTATTATGGCGTGTGCTCTCGCCGGCCAGGAGGGTCTAGACTCCTTCACATATCGTACCGATTCGGCTCGTGCTGGTATGAAATTTAGTCGTGATGACTACTTCCGTGATGTCAACGGAGACGGTAAAGACGATTACGGCCGTATTTTGAAAGTGAAGGAATCGCCCAACGATGCGTGGGCTGCGATGGCTGTTCTCGCCGGCAATACACGTTTCAAACAAGGTGTAGAGACCCAGGATAACGACCCACCTCCAGATATCGCCGACCTCTTATTCTTTTTTGAAGGCATCATGATATGGTATAGATTCTTTGATGATATGTTGGACTACGGCGAGAATTCACAAATTAAGATAGCAGGTGAATTGAAGATTGATGAAGATCCTAAGAAAACGGTTACGAAAGGTCTTCCTATGAATACTCTACCCTCCGTGGATGAGACGGTAAAACCACCGGCCGACCAATTCATTCGTATCGGTGAAAATCCTCGTCTAGAATTTGACACCCGTGTCCAATTACGTCAATTACGTGCTATATCGGTTTGGGTCCGCTTTGATGAATTTACGAATAACGCTCGTATATTTGACTTCGGCAACGGTCCAGGCCACGATAACGTCCTACTCGGTATTGAAGCGAAGGGTAATGTTGATAATGCGTTCGGTTTGTTGAATGCCCGTCCTGGCGATGATAATAAAGTATGTAGTTCCCGCGCACCCGCCGAGATATCGCCACAAGATTACATGGAAACGACCGATGCCAATGTCAACGAATTCAGTTGTCCTGGACCCGAACCGGTTCAAAATACGTACCCAGAAGACGAATTGTCGCCAGGCGTTGACCCACGTGCCAACCTTCTCTTTGAAATCTGGGATACCCAACAAAGAAAAATGAGATTACGAGCGATGAACGCTATTCCACTCAAGAAATGGACTCATATCGCCTTGACAACAACCGATGCCACCAATTTCCGCCCAACTTGGCGAGTGTATGTGGATAATAAAATGGTGCTTGAGTTTTTGGACGGATTTATGCCTCTCAAATCGTACACAACCGATAACTACATCGGTCGTAGCAACTGGGAAACCGAGTCCCAAGCGTTTGAGAACCCTGATGAGCGATTCCGTGGCTCCCTGTTTGACTTCCGTCTTTACCGACAGCCGATGAGCGAGGGGAAGATAGAGAAGACTTACCGATGGGGTCATAAAAAATTAGGAATCCAAGAACCACGTCCGCCTTTACAACCGGCCTCCAGCGAAGGCTTCCCATACCCACCTCCGCAACCGTTCCTGTCATCAAGTGGTAATTTACCAGGAATGACACAAGCACCAAATGCGCTCTAAGTCTATTTCGGCGGACCACGGCGCTTGCTCTTAATGCCCGCCGAATAGAGAGCGGCCAAGTCGGTCGCAGTCACTGTTTCAGCGTTGGATGTTGCTGGAAACTTTACAAACGTCTTCTTTTGAAGGGCATGTTTGTAGAAATAGAGTCCATACGGTCCTTTTTTAATCGTGAAATCGCCGACCTGACGACTGTACGCCGTTTCCGTTGTCGCAAACGAAATCTTTGCCTCTAGTTTTTCCTTGATTTGTTCTAGTGTTTCGTCACCCTTGAGGCTCATATTCGTGGTTCCGCAAATGACATACCATCCATACGGTCCCTTCTTTTTACGGATTTCCTGGGCTTCTAACAAGCCGATAAGTTCGCCAGCGGCGGCCTCTTGTGCTGCTGCGAACGCCGCAATCGCATCTTGTAGTGTTGCGGTTTCAAAGGGCACCGATGGCGGCAGTGGTGCGAACTGGGCCTTCGTTTCTTGGCCCTGGGCCTCTTTGACAAATAGGGGACCCTTGCGGCTTAAAATTACCTTCATATTTTCGCCGAGGATACGCTCTTTTGCCGCTTTATTTGTTGCGGCGCTGCCGGTGGTCATTGCCTGGTAGCGTTCTTTGTAGGTGTCCCAGGTCTGCTGGAGAACCGATTTCCACGGCTGTTCCGCTTTCGCTACAGCATCCAGTTTCTGTTCCATAGCAGCCGTGAACTCATAATTAAATAGGTCGTTGTATTCGCGGGCTAAGAATTCACTCACCGACTTGCCTAATGGGGTGGCGCTCAACTTATTCTTGTCTGCGCCGACCTTGTGGTGTTCCAGAGTCTGTGTTGGTGGCCATTGATTGGGATTGAGTGCGAGATGATGTGTATCTTGTATCTTGCCATCTGTATTTGTCTTTTCAACGTAGTTGCGGTCCATAATAGTTGTCACTAAGGAGGCGAAGGTGGATGGACGACCTATGCCCCGCTTCTCTAATTCTGCTATGAGTGATGCTTCGGTGTATCGGCCTTTTGGCTTGGTAAACACCTCATCTGCTTTGAGCGATGTCCAGTTGAGTAGGGTGTCCTTGAGGAGTTTCTGTGCCCAGTAGAGCCATTCTGCCTGGTCCTGTGCCTGTTTCGCCGGATCTTGACGTTCTAGAATTTTGTAACCGGCAAAACGGAGCTTCGTTTGTTCGGTCGTCCATTGTCTGCTGGGGTCGGCAATAAGCGAAAGGGTCCCCTTTCGTACATCGGTTTGCGAGGGTGACATTTGACTTTGTGTCGCTCGTTTCCAAATTAGATTGTAAACAGTACGCTGAATATCATCTTCAATCGGTGGATTCGGTGTTTCTGGGTGAGTTGGACGAATCGCTTCGTGGGCTGCCTGTGCTTCAGGTGGTGCTGGAGTTTGCTTAGCCTTAGTTTCTTTCGTTTTCTTGGGTGCTGCTGTGGTTTGTGCTGTTTCGGTTGCCTGTATTGTATTTTGGCCGACCGGTCCTAAATAAGTTTCTCCGTAATTTCCCTGTACATAGGTGCGAATGGCAGTTGCCGCCTCTTGTGAAAGTAGCGGATTATCGGTACGCATATATGTTATATGACCCGCTTCATATAACTTCTGCGCAGCCATCATCGTAATCTTAGGATTCAGTCCGTGATGACTTGAGGCCTCTTGTTGTAAGGTGGACGTGATAAGTGGCTTGGGTGGTTGACTAATACTCACTGTCTCTTTCACTTCAATCACCTTTGTTTTGGTGTTATTATGTACTCGCTGGAGTGCCTCTGTCGCCTCTTGTTCGTTTTTGACCTCTTGGATGGCATCCGCATTGATGGTTTTTGTCAGGTCGGCGGGATGTGCGTAAGTTCCCGAAAGACGCCAAGATGCCTCTGGACGGTGATTGTCTACAAGATTATCCCGCTCAACCACCAATCGCAAGGCGGGTGTTTGACATCGTCCCGCCGAAAGTTTAGGAGCGACACGATTCCAGAGCACTTTTGAAATCGTGAAACCTACCAATAAATCTAACATAGAACGGGCCTGTTGCGCCGCCACCTTATTCAAATCCAGTCGTCGTGGATTGTTCACTGCGGCAAGGATGGCCTGTTGAGTAATCTCGTGAAAGACAATTCGTGGAGTCGTGGACGGATTGAGATTGAGAATAGCTGCAACATGCCAGGCAATCCCTTCACCTTCTCGGTCATCGTCAGTAGCCAGAATTACCTCGCTGCCTTTTGCCGCCTTCTTTAATTTTGAAATCGCATCTTTCTTCGTTGCTATTTCTGCGTACTTTGGCTCCCAATTACGGTCTATACCAACCGAATCTAAGGATTCTTCCAGAGCACGAATGTGACCCATAGTCGCCAAGACTTGATATCCAGGACCCAGGAAACCCTGAATTTTCCCACATTTAGCAGGGGATTCAACAATGACCAATTTCATCGTGACTTGGTCGTCGTTTTTAATTAATAGTTAATCTCAATTTTTATGAACTATAAATAGGGATGTCGAATCGTGGGACACGCCGAGTTAAATTCAATAACTCCAAAATTTCGTACGCCAATGGATTATCAACTCCATCATACGTAACAGTATATAATCACACCAATCCTTTTTTAAAAGCGGAAGGATGGCAGACGCCATCTGAGCGTATTGCCGCTATAAAACACGCCAAAATTGAAAAATTACTTAGGACAAGTCTAGGAAAATTAGAGGAACCGTACGCCTATCAAGATCCTCATTTTATCTATCCAAAAGAGGCGCGTAAAAATGTCGCAAACGCAACCACAGCAAATCTGTATAGTGGAAAAGTAAAGGAGAGGAGGAGGACACGCCGTACACGCCGTCATCGCAATTGACGGCGCTTATTACCAAACAATTTATCCGATGTATTCAATTCTCTTGGAATCCATCGTATCGCAGTCCAGTAAGTATTTGCAACCGAATTCATAATCATATGACGATGGTATTTTGCGTACTCGTGTTTTAGCGGTTTATCCTTTAGAATAAGGCCCATAATAACACTCATATTATCGTTTTCAATATGAATATTTTTTTCATTATTTTCTAAAGCAAAAAGTAACCCGCGATTGACCGAAGCCCATTCAGTCTCTGTACTATCCTGAGCGTCTGGAATTCTCTCCATATTTTTTAAAATGTTTCCTCCCATTCCGCTTCTGAGTACCATAGCAACACGCGACATTTTTGTTATGTGATGATAACTACCATCCGTTTGAAGTAACGCGCAGAATCGGGGCTGATATGTATTTATACCTCCTAAACGACGAAATATGTCCGCACGCATCGCTCTATTAGGGTGGTTAATTTACACTTTGTAGACATCTCATGAGCAGGTCAAACTCCCACGCCGTCAAATAACATTTTGTCATATCCTGTAAAAATGTCTTAATTTCTGGATTTGCCTGTGCGTGAGCACTCACCTTACTAACAAATAACGCAATATCATCCGTCTGGTCCTGTGTTATCTGTTGAAGGCCCATAGTAATTCCAAAGGCAATAGTTTGAAGTTCAGGTTTAAGGCTGGCGACCGTTGCGGCAATTTGACTCGCCTGCTTTTCCGCCTGCTCTGTTTCGTACGCTTGCTTACAAGCAGCGCATTGCTGTTCAGGGGTACAATCGGTACAGGGTGTATCACTCATTTGGTCTAAACTCTATATGTTAGTTATGTTTAAAATGGAATCAAAAACTACCGTTGTCACTATGTATTTCAATCTTACAAAGTTTGAAGATGCGACCGATTCTGTACGACCACAATCGTTCTATATGGAAAAAGGACGTGCCACCCTGGCGCTGGATTTTCCTATGGTTATTTTTTGCGATGATACCTGTTATGAAGATATTAAGGCGCTTCGTGGCGATAGACCTACACATTATATTGTAAAAGCGTTAACCGATTACGACTTCTATAAAGACAACTATCCTATTATCAAGAAAAATCGTGAAGGAAATCCTCAATACGAAAACAGTCGTAATACAAGTTCATATTGTATTCTAACGGTGTTCAAATTATATGCGATGTGGTTGGCAAAATTAGCGAGTCCATTTGAGGCTACTCATTACGCCTGGGTAGATTTTGGTGGTTCCCATATTTTACGTAGTTTTGAAGAGTACGCTCCGCTTATGCTCAAAAATCCTCATCCCAAAGTCTCATTCTGTTACATTCACTTTCGTGGTGCGCAGGAGATGACAATGATGAGTGAATTTGCGAAAGGTGGTTATTGCGGTGTTGGCGCAACCTGTTTTACAATTGAGAGCGATTATGTATCTCGGTTTTACAACGGATGTTTATCTATTTTCCACGAAATGCTTGCGTTAAAACTCGGTCATCATGAAGAGCAAGTTATGGCCTATTTTTACCATCGTTATCCTCAATTGTGTACACTTTACTACGGAGATTATTACTCAATACTTACAAATTACCATTCTATTAGAGACGATTATTCATCTATAAAACGATATTTTATTAGTGAAGCGTTAGCCAAAGGACGACAAGATTTAGCGACTGAGGCTGCTAAAGCGGTACTTTCGTCCGTTGTGAATGGTACTATTCAATTAAATGAAAGTGAGATAGAATGGTTGCGTAGTTTTGGTTAGACTTCTTGGATTTCTAACAAAAAACGAAAAATTTGGTCATTGTGGGGCTCGAACCCACTACCTTCCCCTTCCTAAGCATACGGACAAGCGTATAAGAGGGATGATCTACCAGATGATCTAAATGACCGGCTGGGAGGAGCGGGATTTGAACCCGCGCGGATTTTCTCCATTCGCTCTTAAGGCGAACCACGTGGACCAGGCTGGTGCATCCTCCCAATCAATCATCGGTTGAAAACTTTAAGCCGTCAATTTTCTCGAATTGCTTCATTTTTTGGTATGAAATATTATAAATAGTTCATACTATAGGAGATACCAGGATTCGAACCTGGGTTACAAGAATCAGAATCTTGTGTACTAACCATCTATACGATATCTCCACAATTGGTACCAATGGTTATTTCTTTAAATGGTTTTTGACCCGTCTGGTTTTCTTCGCTTCCCCTGAAAAATATTTATTCCAAGAGTTTCTATGACGAGAACGGTTAAATAAATTATACATATTAGCGTTTGAATTTCTACGTGTAGGCATTGTGTTACCAACTGGGATTTCCCAATTATTCATTGTAACAGGGTATACTTTTCCATAGTTTTCGTTTGAATTTCTTTTATTTGTTTTTTTCACAGTCCCTTTCTTATCTAAATAATAACCGCGCATAGCATTTCGTCTTCTTTTCGCTTCAAAATTTGACATAGTTCCGTGAATTGATAAATAGCTAGGTGTTGGGGTCTTACGTCTAGTGTGGGAATTTGGTTTCATAAAAATGCCACCAAAAGGCATTGGTGGATTGATTGGTGATGGAACGTAACGCTGGCCTTGTGTTAAAGGTGCTAATGGAGGTCTGGCATTAGGAGGCATCTTTACTGTTAACAAATAAATTAGTGTAATTCATAGATTCGTTCAGGTTTTGGGAAGCCATTAAACTCCGAGGCTGTTACTGTGGTGTAGGCACCCATATTACGTACTTTGAGAATATCACCCACTTCAACATCTACTAACGGAAGATTATCACCGAGACAATCGCCAGAATCGCACGTTCTGCCGAATACAATTGTCGGTCTCGTTTTTTCCGCCAGTTTATTTGGTCTCAAACGCTCCAAAATAGGCTTCTGGTGGTCAAACGGAATATTTGAGAAACTACCGTAGACTGACTCGTCAATTGTTATGCGCCAGGCCGGTTCTTGAATGCTGAGCGGTGCTGGATATACCGGTTTCTTACCGATGACTGTTGTATATAAAGTGTGTGTAGGCGCAGCAAGGAAGCGTCCTGGTTCTGCTATAAATTGTATTTTATGGTCGTTAAAATGTATTAGTTGAGCGTGGCGAATTGTGGCCGCCACTATCTTGAACGACTCCGCATCGGCTAGAAATCCTCCACCAATATCAATAACTGTTGTATCAAATCCGTGATTTTTTGCTATGTCTGCTGCCATCTTACAATGACCGATAGCATTCGCATATTGTTCAGGATTTTGACATTCGCTTCCTACATGGAAGCTAAATCCTACTAGATTGAGTTTAAGGGCACGTGCTGTATCGTAAATCTTTGGCAACCATTGGAGTGGTGCGCCGAATTTTTTTCCAAACGGTTGTTTGGAACCCTTATCCTCAACTAGTAGGCGGATCAAAATGTCACCGGTCCATCCTATCATCTTCTCCGTCTCTTCAACCGAATCTACTACTGAAAGTGGAATACCCGCCGTATTCGCCACCTTAATATCCTCTGTTTTCTTACAGGGCTGGGCATATATAATGCGATTAGGATTGACGAGTGGTAGTGCCTCAAAGATTTCTCTTCTGCTGGCACAATCAAAACCAATCGTAGGATGTAGTTCCGTCATCCATCGCATCATCATTGCGTCATTATTACATTTCACTGCGTAATGAGGAGTGATTGTAGGCAAATAACGCTGCCATAGTTCTAGTTGGTGCTTTAGAGCCTGACGTGAGATAGTGAAATAGGATAACGCCAGTGTGATTGATAGTAAAGCAGAATAAAATAGTTTTAAATGAAAGACCGGATGGTTTTGGTTTCAATTTTCATTGAAAAATTTTTTGGTTGTTTTTTCTGTTTTTTTTGAGTTTTATGGTTTTTATGATTAGATACAAGACTTAACGGTCATTTGCCACATACCCGCAATAGGAGTACGACACGTTGGGCACATAGAATTCTCAGCGCCCGTCATATTCGTCCATTGCGTGATAGCAGCAGTGCTATAAATATGACCGCAATTCATGCTCACATTGAGCACCTTACAGGCAGAAAGTGGCTCCATTGTAATGGGACACTGTGTCCCCTTCTCTATCTCGGTCTTGACATGATTCTTGTAAACTTGGTAGGGCCAAGGGCAATCGTCAATGCCCTCACGTACATCATCAATCGTTGCTAGTCCAGGTACTGAGGGCTCTACATCTCGCCCGTCGGCGGTCGGCTTCTTAATCCACATACCGCGGAATACAGGCACCGACTGGTCACGCTTCATCTTAAGTTCCTTGCGTAGACGAGTGTACTCAAGTGTGGCGAGGCGAGCTTTCTTCGCAGCCTCTTCAACATCGGTCTCCATTGGCTCCGCAGGAGGAGCGACTTGGCTTACAGAGGCATCAAACGAAGCGGAGTAGTCATCCTCTGCCTCAACCGCAGCGATTGCCAAATCCATCGCCAAATTGTGAACCGACTGGTAGTAAATGTCCTCAATGGTCTCCTCACGCAGGCGGTGAACATTTCTCGGCGAGATATGAGCGCACGGAATACTACGAATGTCTGGGTGATTCATCACACTGTATGGATCCGCAATGCATTGTAGCCAACGTGAGGATGCGGAAGTTGCCTGCTTCATCAGGATTGAAGCGACATAATAAATGTGTTGGTAATGGTACTTGAATGATTCGCCATTAATCTTCTGGATGAGGTGGCTCAAACCTTCATAACGAGGCATCCAGTTGGTGCTCTCAAAGGCGAGCACCTTTATAAATATAGGAATAGTGTTGATGTATACTTCAAGTTCAAAAGGAAGTACAACGAAGCGCTCATTTGATGGGCTGAATGGACGACCGTAATGGTCGGCACGTAGCGGAGAATGAATCTTAACACTACGCACCGTCTTATCGGGTTGGTTGTCGTTGCCGACAATCGTTCCTGCCAAGAGATTAGAACGAATAGTGGCGGTGTAAAATGTATCATCGGCAGATGGTGTAGTGTCATAGATCATAATAGAATCTACGAGTTCAGTACGGAGTTTGTTGTGGTATGGACCACGGAAGACGGCGAAGCGGGAAGGGAAGTGAAAGGAGGAGAACATTTCTGGACGGGGCAAAAGTTGGAATATACAAAGTGAACATTTCAATTTTTTTAAACCCGCCAAAATTACAGGATGTGGGATTCGAACCCACGCAGATTTCTCTACACGAACTTGAGTCGTGCGCTTTAACCACTCAGCCAACCCTGTATCAAGTAATTATAATCCTTTATACTTTAAACTAACTCAAAAATTGAGAGGTTGAAAAAATTGAAATGTCTCTCCGCATTCTCGGCAGATTTTGAGTCGTCCTAAAGCTTTCCTACATACCTCCTTCCAGATGTCCTCCCTAATCTCCACTCCCCTCCCTACTGTCGGCGTTAAAGGCTCTGACGTGTTCTCCAGTTCTGGAGACCCACGTGTAGACCTCAGCGTCAAATGCGTCCGTGGTGCTAACGCCACCACACTATCTTCTGCGTTGGATAGTGTGCTCGCCATCAAAACGCAACAGGCGCTAGAAGACGCCTTCGTTCTCGCCTTCCACAGTCGCAACATCCGCGGCGGCAAGGGAGAACGAGATATCTTCCAAACCCTGTTTCGCCGCCTCTGCGAAACCGAAACCAGAATCGCCCAAAAGATGCTGGACCTCATTCCTCAGTACGGCTGCTGGAATGACCTCGTAGTCCTTGCGGAAAGCGCACCAATGGAAACCTCCGCGATGATAGTGGACCTCTACGCCAACACTCTCTTCCAAGAGAACAAGGAGGAGAAGCCAAAGACGCTCGCTGCCAAGTGGGCTCCTCGCGAAGGCTCCAAGCACAGCGACATCGCCAAGCGCATCGCAAATGTGCTCTTTCCACACCAACTCGTGGGAAAGCACAGCGGCCAAATGGCCCACTACCGTCGCCTCATTGCGAACCTCAACGCCAAGCTCAAGACAGTAGAGACACTCATGTGCTCCAACCGCTGGGACGAGATTGTGCCCTCAACTGTCCCAGGTCGCGCCAACAAGGTGTACTCCAAGGCCTTCCTCAATCTCCCTTCCAACTACAAGGGAGAAAACAAGAATGGTAGCCAGTTCCGTCATCCAGATGACGAAAAGCGTATGGAGTGTCGCCGTAAGTTTGAGGCACACTTCGCCCGAGCAGCCAAGGGTGAAGCGAAGGTCCACGGGGCAGATACGCTCTTTCCACATGAGCTGGTGATAAAGGCCTCTGGTTATCCAGAGATGACCCAAGCGGAAAAGGACCAGGTAAATGCCGTCTGGCTCAGCATGGTCCAAAAGGCGAAAGATGGCGGTGGTCTCGGTCGCTCAATCTTCATGAGCGACTTCAGTGGCTCTATGAGCGGAACTCCCTACTGGGTCTCCATGGCCCTCGGCATCCTCGGCTCCCAGGTCTGTAGCGATGAGTTCAAGGACAAGCTGATGACCTTTGACTCCAATCCAACCTGGCACCACTTCCAGGAGGGCTCAGACCTCTTCGCCCGCATCAGGACGATAGAGGAAAGTGGCATCGGTCAGGGTCTCAGTACCGACTTCCAGAAGGCGATGGACCTCGTCCTCTCCACCCTCAAGGAGAAGCGTGTACGACCAGGAGAGGAACCCGAAAACCTCATCGTCCTCACGGATATGTGCTGGGACCAGGCGTACTCCTCCAGCGAATCCAGTGACTACACCAGAAACCGATACCGCCACGTCGTCAAGACTGCCAGCTGGCAGACGCACCTGGAGATGATTGCGGAGGCGTTCAAGCGTGCCGGTGAAGACATGTGGGGTCCTGGTATGGGATTCACAGTACCACGCATCGTCATCTGGAACCTCCGCGCAGACCCACAGACCGACTACCACGCAACTGCCGACACACCAGGCGTGGCAATGCTCTCAGGCTGGTCGCCCACCCAGTTTGAGGTGCTCCAGAAGGAGGGTCCACGACAACTGACTGTGTACGAAATCCTGCGCCTAGAACTAGACGACGAGAAGTATCAGGTGATACGAGACCGAATCCGTGAACTCAACGGACTTGCATAGATATGTATACTCAAAAAAAACCACAAAAAATAGAAAAATATAGAACTTAAAAAAAACAAAAAATTTTTCAATTACTTTAGGAGGAAAATTTCCAGTCGAGCAAAAAAATTGACAACGCCAGAATTGGATTACCCAATTCTCGGCCGCCGAGGAGCGGCTCAAAGGATTCAAACAGCAACTTAAATTTATACACGAGTTGAATCCTGATAACAAGGGACTCATACAGCAACAAATTTGTTATAAAAACCCCCTGAGTCCCGTAACGCGGTCATAATAAATTATTAATAAGCCTGATCACCTTATTAAAATTTATTATTCCGCAACGATTCCTGATAGGAATCGCACAGCAACTATCGTTCAATATACAACCGGTTCCTGCTAGGAAGCGCACAGCAAGATAGTTATGATAACGGTACCTGACGCATACAAAGGTAAACCGCACAGCAACTAACCGTGTTATTAACTGGAGACAACCAGTCTAAAAAACCTAAAACTAGGGTATCAAACAGCAATCAAACGTTTATTTCAAAATACAAACCAAAGATACCCGTTTTTTAGTCTGCCACCATAGCTCAGTTGGAAGAGCGCAACCCTTCTAAGGTTGAGGTCGTGGGTTCGAACCCCACTTGTGGTTCTTTTTACGTTATGATTTAAAAATAAATGTCTCTATCCAATTAGGTGGCACAGCCGTCAATGTCCTATGTTGGATCCGGTTTTATCATACTCTCACCCGAATGTACTCATACATTATTAGTGAACGATTCTCGTTCCAAAAAATGGGGATTTCCTAAGGGTCACAAAGAAGATGATGATAAAAATGATGATTTAACGACGGCAGTTCGTGAATGCGGTGAAGAGACCGGTCTAACTACCTCCGACTATAAAGTTCATAGTGAAGTATTTCGCGTTAGTAAAGGCTCTCAATCGTACCTTTTCCGGTACGCTATTCTAAAAACCGATATGAATAAAGTGAAAAAGTATCCCACACCTCCCAACGAAATCCGTGAATGCCGTTGGGTTCCAATTGTAGATTTAATCGGCGCCAACCAGATTTACGACGGTAATAAGTATTTACGCAACTGGATAGCCGATTTAAAAAACGATGTTAGCAAAAAATCGGTCCATATTTTCAAGAAATTATGTAGTAGCCGACCATCGTACGAATCCGTGGGTTCTGGTAATATCATAGCTAGTGCCTAATTTTTCTTTCGCAATTTTATGTGCTATTTGTTCATTTGGTGTCAAACTGCTCATAAACGCCTTGACTCGTGGATCTACTGGTGCCGCCTGGGTTTCTAACAATGGTGTATCGGTGATTACGACCGTGCTAGGTTTTGCGTCGGTGGACTTTTGAAAGAACGCTTTGATATTGGACTGTCCAGGTGTGATTGTTACTTTTTTGGGAGGCATCTTGCTGCCCAGAAAAGTTCTGGTTTTAGGTGGCTTCATTTTTTGTCGGTAGAATGTAGGAGTTATGCCGACCGTTGAGCAGATAATAGCAGCGGCGAGCAAGGGTCCCCCCTTGGCCTCGTTTAAACGTGGTTCTCGGGTGCGGGGAGGCGGAAAAATGTCCCTTATAAAAGGGTACTCGTATGTGCTGGAGGAGAATCCTGGTGAAGGGTTTGCGGAGGGATTCGCGCCACCGCTCTCACCGGCCGAAATTTTGTTTATGGGTGCGTTTGAGGGCAAGTACTTGAACGACTGTACCGACGAATTTCCTCGTGAATGGTTTCTATATGCGGCGGCGGCGGGTCGTCTCTCTCCTGTGCCTGATATTCGCTGTAATTACTTTGGCGTTGGCTCTCGTCAGCCGCTATCGGTTTGGAAGGATAAAGGCTGGGCGCCTTCACGTGGCCGTCACGTGAAGGAGACAGAGGGGCGGGCGATTTTAGCAGATGTGAAACAGAATCCGGATGAACGTGGATGGTTTCAATGGTACTGTCGCTACTGGTTGGGACGTCGCATCCCAGAATTAGATAGAGTACAAATCGGTCGCTGGCGCTCTTTCGCTCGCCACGCCGGCACTGTGAAGGCAAAATGTTCCCCTGGTGCCGTCGGCTGTTCGGTGCGCGAACGACAGGCCCTGCTTCAGTGGGCGTACAATCCGTTCATCTAATTATTATTGATGGACTTAATTCTATTTATATTTGTCTCTACGCCTCCTAATAGCCATTCTGGTAGGAGTTGTGGGTAATTATTACGGAGTTGTGTGATTAAGTTTGGTACATCATTGACGCAGGCATCGTAGAAGAGCAAGCCACCACCGAACGAAATAATCAGTTTATCCTCAAAGTTTATGCCGAAGTTATTATTGTAAGTGAACCACTCAATGAAGAAGAAGAGGGCAGTTTTGAAAACGATTTCGGTCGTAATATAAATGATTGAATTTTTTGTTTGTCGCTTGAAAACTATCAAAATAAATTGAATTAAGAGTGCGATTTTCATGGCAATAAAAAATATACCATACGCTTTCATTCCTATCGGGGAACTACAATTTATTTCATACCAGATACTGATATGGAATAAACTACACCTAGCGGGAATCGAACCCGCGCCACTGCTGTGAGAGAGCAATATACTACCACTGTACTATAGATGTTGGAGCGAGGTGGTGTTCCTCACTGTATTATATTTTGTGCGTTTTGTTTAAATGGTTTTATCTTGTGTAGAATTTGTATCCTACAACCGCACCCGCTGTACAAACAACGGTTCCCCAAGCGATATCAGTTAAGGTCATTTCCAGTGTATAATTGGTAAGTGTAGCGTAGTTGGTCAAATCGTAGAAGGCGTATAAAATGTAGCCGATGAGTGCTCCTTTGAGCGCTGCGTCTTTCGTGCTTGTGGCGTCTTTTACAGCGTATAAGAACACGGCCACTGGGATTAGTATATATATCAGGATGGCTGGTATAATACGAGGCGCTATCTCCATTTTTTGAATCTTGTAAATAAGATCATTATGGTAATTGTATCGTAAAGTGAGCCAACCCGCATCTAATACGCCGATGGCGATTGCGGATCCAACAATCGCTTCCAATGCGTTCATTGTCTCTTGTTAAGGTATTCTGTTTTTATAGACGATGGAACTGGAAGGTCTAGGTTGTTCTTTGGTGGGTCGTGCCCTTTACTGCTTCTGTAACGAACAAAACTGTTGGATACCGTGGGAGTTTATCTCTGGTACACCGTACGCATGCCGAATTCTCGTCAGTGGTTCCGGCTTAGATACATTAGAACTAGAACACGATTGGACCTTTGTGGTTCGTCCTAGTGCGGCGGGGAAAGAATGGTCGTGCCTCGCCACCATTATCAAGGGTATGAGTCAAGGTCTCGGTGTTTCTGGGTCTATCTTGATAGTTTTTGGAATTGGTGCGCCGAAAGCACCGCCTGGATTTCTAACATTTATGGATGGAGTACTCGGTGAAGGACGGATACTTTTTACACGTGTCTGGCTCGGTGAAAATATAGAAATCCCTACGATTCCGGATGCTATATTCTTTCCTGTAGGCGTTGCTGCGCACACTATGTACGATATGATTCACCGATTGCCTGGACGCAGTGGGCACGAAGGGTTTGTCATGCGTGGCGATTGGTCCCTGATAGTCAAGGCGACTGGTGAACAGGGATTGGGTTTAGTTGTGACCGATATTGGAGAGACGCAATGGTCGCTCTTTTGGCATAAAATAGCCGACTCCGATACGGAAACGGATAGCAGCCGCTTTCGTAAAGGTATGCGCTTAATACGACTTGGAATACAGGTGGCGGACCGTTGCGGTCTCGCTTTATAAGTGCTTCATTACAAAATGATGGAGTTCAATGACGTTCATATGAATAACGTTGAGGTCGTGCTTACGGTTGGCGTTTTGATATTCGGCACGAACGTGTTCAATAGATTTTAGGAGGTGCTTCAACATTCGCTTGTATTCTGCTATCTTGGAGTCGTATCCTTTTGCTTTCGCAAGAACCATGAAACCGAGTTTTTCAAACGCATATTCCTGCCATTTATTAAGTCCGTACAAGGTATTCGCATATTTCGGGAGACGAGATGTGCGATTACGGTGAGTGCCTTTTACGGCTTGTACAGTATTTGATTTACGATTGTTACGGGTAGCGTTCATTCTACTTTGCTGGTAGATTTAATGGAAGAGCTTGAATGTTCCCTTCTTGGCCTTGTAGCCGGCCTTGACAAGGTGCTTGAGGGCCTTCTTGCCGGCGGCGGAGGCACGGCGGCTTACAATGCGTCCGTGCTTGTTCTTCTTGAGAGCAGAGCGGGTGAGTCCACCGGATGTGTGGTGGGCGGTTCCGTGGTAGACCTGAGCACGGGTACCAACAGTTTGCATAGCACCACCTGTTGTATTGCGCTTATTCTTACGAGTGTGGTTAACCATTTTTGTTGTTTCTATCTAAATAAAAGATTTTTCTCAAGAGACGAACAATTTCTATCTTTGTACACTCCCGCCTTGAGGACTGTTTTCTCTATCCAAGTTTCCAGGTCGGCCAATTCGTCCGTTGGATCCAACGATCTGGCGTGTTGAAGAGAAATGGAAGAACGTTGATTGTAGAATTCGCGGTCTTGTTTGAGCTTGCGCAGAGTTTTGACCCACTCCTCCAAGTTGTTGCGGTCACAGTATAACGCAGCATCGCCACAGCATTCCATTAATCCTGGGGTCGCTGAGACTACCACAGGAATACCGGAAGACATCGCTTCTACTGCTGTACGACCCCAGGTCTCTTCCTTAGACGGCATAATCATTACCCAAGTCTGTTTATATACATCTTTAATCTGGGTTGTATGTTCAATATATTTTAAGTTCGGCAAGGTTTTATCCGTAATTTGTTTACGATATCCTCCAATAATTCCTAAAAACTCCTGATCGGGCATCGCCTTTGCCAGTTGTATAAGTAATGGACCACCCTTGTTCTCATTTACATTACTCAAGGTGACATACTTTGCCTCTTTTTTCGGTTCATCCAAATGACTATGATAGATACCGTATTTACGATAATCTACTGGCGGTCGAACAATACGAATAAAGTCATCGGGTAAGTCTTTTCGGGACGCTTTCAAACTATGTGAATTAAAGACCGCCCATTGACGTCCTTTGATACGCTCGTCAAACCAATGCGGTCCTACAGCTCGTACATAGTTATCGGTATGAACCCATTCCAAAAAAGGGAGACCGAACTTATGCGCAATCCACAACGATTGCTTACGATAAATATACGAATGGCTCATCAAAATATGTGTATCTTTGAGAAGTTCAAACAGAGTTTTGGTATTGTATAAATCAAAACAGCGGACACCCTCATAGGTTTTATTAGGGTAGCCAGGTGTGCCGACCCAAATATCATATAAATACGGTTTGCGCAACAAATGTTTGTTTATCGTATGCGCACAAATCTCTGACCCCGCATTCACAAATGGTACATAATCGTGTAAAATCCATAAGACACGAATACGAGTACCAGGAGTATCAATTGTATCCCAAGAGGGCCAGTTTTCATATTCAATGTTTGCCGCTTTTTCGGGAGAAATAGTCAACATATGTTTTGACCGTGCGTCTCCAAATATCAAAAGTACAGCGAGTAACAACACTATATAAATCCAAATCTCTTTGGACATCCCTTACTTTGTAATGATATTTTGAATTGTAGCATCTGCGTCTTGCTTTGATTTTATAGGTGTGTTATACCATGTATCTAAAAGTTTTGTATCATGAGGTTTCCTGGTCTTCAAACAATTTAAGATATACAACATCATACGGTAAATATTCCATTGGTCGGCTACACCCGCAAAGTGTAATAGAAAATCGCCTGGTTGCCACAGTCTGGCTGCTGGGTCGGTTGCCATGTTTTTAGGGCCAAAAAGGTAAGCGTTAAATCGTGAATGGTCGGCGATTGTCTCTATCTTCGCAGCATCTTGAGGATTCTTCTCCGCTACATCAATCATCGCCTTATTTTCCCACCAAATATGATGAATAAACTGAGTCTGTTGATAGGTACGATTGATAAAATCTTTGAGCCATGCCGATTTACCCCTCAAAAGCATATTTCCTGAGTTAAGATTTCCACACACATCCCTCGTCCAAAGAAGATCTTTGTTCGCAGGTAATAATGGTAGAACATGGCTTGTTAAAGAAAGCTCTGGATTTGTAATAATAACATCGGCATCCGACCAGAATAAATAATCGTAATTATCTATGTAATTCAAAATGAAACGAAGTTTTGACCAGGGAATGGGTCGGCTTCTGTCCCATACCTCTTTTCCGCCGCAAATAAAATCGTAACCGTGTCTTTTCGCATAGTCTCGTTTCGTTTCTAATCCTGGTTCCATCGCCTTTGTATAATCGGCTCCAATAATCATGGTTATAATCGCAATTCTTGGTTGGGTCATTATTTCAAAAAAATTGAAATTGTTAAATGAGTTTATAATTTTCTCACACAAATTATCCTTAAATATGCCTACAGAATGTGTCCCAACTCCATCTATTAAAATTAATAAATATATTAAGAATAATAATGGAGATTATGTTTGTCCGCACGAAGGTTGCGGTAAAATTACTGAAAAGCAGAATACTATGTATTATCATATTATGAAAAATCATAGTGAATCTTTACCCTTTCAATGTACACGCTGTAATGATAAACCACAATTCCTACAACGTTCAGGTTATCTAAATCATCTAGCAACAAAACACGCAAATGATTCAAAATTAAATGAAAAAGAAAAAGAAATTCTAGGTCTAAATGAAAATCCTGTTGTAAAAGTCTCTTATAAATGTCCACACGAAGGTTGTAAACAAGTAACAAAAACTAAAGCAAATATACTTATTCATTATGCTCGTACTCACGCATTAGATTGGATTCCATCCTATGTACGCGGTGAAGCGTGCGTTGGATGTCAACAAGTATTCTCATCATCTTCCGCTTATCTCTATCACAGCATAAACTGTTTTGAAGAGATGGCAACTCCTGATCAATTGAACATCATATCACGAATTAGATAAAGACCATGATATCCAATAGCTGCAAATCCTAATAAAAGTAGCATCTCAAAATATCGTCGGTTTGTATCTTTTTTCAAGTATCCAATAATTAAGAGTAATGGTGCCACGAGTAGAATATGAATCCAATTTATCCAAGCACTTTGACCGTCTTTGAGTTTAAGATACGCCTTGTACGACTGGTAAAAGAGAACTATCAAACCTAAAATACCCAAACCGGTAAAGAGAGTTTCTGGAATATTCTCTCGTTCAATACCGACATATAGAAAAAGTGGACCTACAAAAAGTAGATGGAAAAGATGAAGTGCCACGTACGAGGTTGATGACATCACTCTAAAAAATGACGGCGATTTTCTTTTTATGTTTAAATGTCAAATGGAACTTTCCTTATTTTGTGACGGCTCGGCGCGCAACAATGGACGTGTAGGGGCGAAAGCCGGCTTCGGCGTCCATATTTGTAATGGGAATACTACTATTCATCAACATTCCGCTGCCATTCCGGGACACGAGCCTCAAACAAATCAACGTGCTGAACTGCGTGCTCTTGAATATGTTATCCGTTATATCGCTGATGGAGGGCACGTGGGTGCGAAGATTTACACCGATTCAAAATACAGCATAGATGTTCTAACAAAATGGTGTGAGGGATGGGAGCGGAAAGGGTGGCGAAAAGCGGATGGTAAGCCAGTGCTACACCAAGATATTATTCAACCGATGTGGATTCAATGGAAAAAGATTCGGTTGGTCACGAATATTGTACATGTGCCCAGCCACACGGGCGGCTTGGACTTTGCGTCGCAAGGAAACGCCGAAGCGGACCGATTGGCCACGGCTGCTACAACTTAATTCGCCCTTCCGCCTGGATTTTTTATTTCGTTCTTATAGGATGAATAACCAGAAATTGTATAATTTCATTCTTTGGTTAATGATTATGGGATTGATAGGATACTTTTTTTATCGTATGTACACTCCTTATAGTCCAGCCCGTATTGATGATATCTGGGTCATTAATTTGGACCGTTCACCAGAACGATGGGAACATATGCAAAATAAAACTATGAGATTTTCTCATATGGTTACCCGTTTTCCCGCCGCTGATGGCAAAATGATTACCAACCGAGACGATGTCCATCCAGAGGGGGTCGGCTACTATTTTATGACCCAACAGAATAAGCGGGACGAAATCATTAATAAAGGTGTAGTTGGTTGCTGGTTGTCACACAAACGCCTCTTACAGCATTTGGACTCTATAGAATGTTCAAACGACTGTGGCCATCTCATTCTAGAGGACGATGTAAATATACCCGACGATTTTATGATGGGTACCGATGCGTGGTCCAGCATTTCTAAAAATGTACCCAGCGACTGGGATATTGTCTATTTAGGCTTAAGCGGTGACGTGAAAGGAATTCCAATCGCAGATAATATTATCAAACTAGAGCCTGACAAAAAAGAGCAATATGGCACCCACGCTTATCTGGTGAAACATGGCTCTATAAAAACCAAGATTCTACCCGCACTTCGTTTTATGACCGACGCAATTGATGAACAATATAATACACTGTTCGGTGACCTTAACGCCTATTGTATCCGTCCTGGAATCATCAATCCCCATGAAGATGTCAGTAGTAAATCGGATATTTTGGCTATAAGTTAGCGTTGTTGATGTTTGATTTCGCCGCCAACTCATCGTTATATCTTATTGTGGGTGGATCACAAATATAAATATTCCAATGGTCTGCCATCATATCATAATGAACATCAATCTCATCCGTCATGCGTTTGATGCTCGGTAAAATCTTTGTCTTGAGAGCACCATGGCGCACTAAGTAGGCGTGTGCGCCCCAATTTCCCTTATTATAGGTTGTTCGCATTTTCTTGATACCAGGCGCAACCGTGGTTCCAATAATCGGCTTTTTGATTCCTAAGAAGACCATATCCCAGTCGCTGGGTATATTTTTGGAAACTGTAGACCAAGCATCCTTTCCTGTTAAGAAATCGGTAGGAAACTCCGCATCGTCTTCACAAATCAAATGGCCGACATTATCATCTGCCGGCTGCTCCGCTAAATAAGTAAGCAAGCGTTTATGAGAAATCCAGCATCCAACGGCGCCCACATTTGCCGATGTAATTTTATCGGTCTTACCATCCTTTTCAAAATCTCGTGATAAAGTTACTACATACCCAACACCGTATTTCTGCGCCTGGTCTCTAGTCAAATCTTTACCGTAAGTCGCTGACCAACGATGAACCATAGAATTTAAATGATTTGTTTTGGACTGTATATTATTCCAACGCTCTGCGTCTTTATCAAGATTGATGACCCAAATATCTTGGATTCTTGGAGCGTTGTATCCTTTAAAATGTAAATAAATGGCAATTATACCAAATATAGATACCAATGCGAGCAAAAAGGGCAATAGACCACGCATAGGCTTAATCTTCGCCATCCTTAAACAGGGCTACGATTATTTTAGTAAAGTTGACAGATATTCTGCCGATTCTAACGCTCCCTCCATCCATGTTTGTGTAAGACTCACCGATTCTCCAGTCAAATAAAGATTCGGCTCGGGATTATGTGCTATTTTAGATGCCTCTTCAGGACTATAGTCGCCAGGCAACCAATAGGTACAACCACTCGGCCATTCATGTTTCTGTAAATAAGTGGTTTTTGGTATTACCATATCGGGAAATAGTTTTTCTAACTGTTTTTTCAAAGCCTCTTCTAACGCATCTCCATCCAAGCCGTTCCAGAAATGTGTATCATCGCCGTCGGTGTACGAAATCATTATTAAGCCCGATTTTGGATTTATAGGAATTATGAATCGTAATGGCCCATCAGTGACGACCTTTTCAGGAATGTTTAAGGGTGGTTGATATATGGCGTAAATACGAGTAAGGGGACCTGTCGCCAGTTGTTTCATCACAGGGTTATTTTTAAGGATATCAAAATTTACATAACCGCATCGGCAGGTGGCAATAATCACCTTATTCGCCTCAAAACGAAACGGTTTCCGGTTTATCTTTTTACCATGGACTCCTGTGATTTCAAACAAATCAGGTGCAAGACGCTTGATGCCGGTCACATTGTAGCGGTTTTTGAGGACGGCACCCGCCTTTTCCGCTGCGTCGTGTAAATGGGTGGTAATTGAATCCAGGCCCTCTTTCAATCCGTAGTATTCGTTCGGTTTGTCTGCCCCCATCGTTTCGTCTGGTTCAAATAGAGGGAGTGCTACATCGGCGCGCATCAAATTGAACTCGCACCAATAAGGGTAGTTTTTGAGTACTGGTTGTAACTCTTTGGGAACTAACTCTGTTACTGTATGTTTGGCCAATAACTCTTTTGGGAGCTCTTTGAGAATTTTACGAATGGGGTCAAACAGCGGAATGAAATTGTTGGGATGTCCGTTGACGGTGCTTTCGGCCGAAATGGGGTACGGAGTGAGTCCAAATCGTTTAACGAGTGCGCCTACCCGCTTATGGGAGTGAAAGATACGACCGGCGCCGATTTCGTACTGAAGCCCTTTTTCCTTGTTGCGGTAGGTGACGACTCTGCCGCCCCACATTTTATACTGTTCTAAAACAATGACGTTATTCCTGGATCCCTTTTTAGCAAGGTATTCAGCAATAGTGAGACCAGCAAGACCACCACCGATAATGATGATATTTTCAGTCTCCATTTACTTATTAAAGAGATTGAATCCAGCGACAAATCTCCTCAGTATTACTACTCTGTAGTCGGTCTACGACCCGCTTTGGCTGAAAGGCCATAAAAGTTGGGAAACCGTTTACTCCACAGTATCCTGATGTAAATTTATTAACGGTGTATTCGCATTTCCATAGCGTTAAACCTTTTGCCGTTGCCGCCTTATCCACCTCGGGAAGATTGATATTACGACAGTAGCCACACCAGTTGGCGGTAAAATAGATTAAAAAAGTTTTATCACTTTTTCTCATACCGTCAATTGGGGCAGACTTGGGGTCGGCCATCCACATTGTTTCAAAATCGTTCTGGCTGTCTAACAATTTCATCCGTACTGATTACTTATAACGTCGTAAAATCCTTTTAGACCTCCAGCTAAAACCACGGCAGTGAGAACGCCGGCGATGACGGGTCCAGGTCCGCCTACAAACTCCTTACGGGTACCACCGGATTGGACTGGTGTAGGTGCGAACTCCGCCTTTTTGGCCGGCTCTGGTGCTGGCATTGGTGGCAATTCAGGTAGCACTGGCGCAGTTGGTGTGGGCATTTTAGGAAGTTCTGGTGGTGCGGTAGGTGTGGGAACCCCAGTAATCTGTGTGGGGAATCCATACTGCGCTAAGCCAGGCATTGTAGGTTGGTCTGGTAATTCAGGGAGTTTCGCATTTAATGCTGCTACAACCGCCGGTGACATCAATGGTGCTATAATATCTTTGTAAATGCCACTGTATGATATTTGTGGTATTGGAATTGCCGGTATATCAAAATCAAAGCCACCTTTCGCTGAATCCATCGTTTTAGTGACTAAAAACTTGTGACTATTGATTGGTTCGTTGAAAAATATACTATACGGCAAAGGGGCCCATATACCGTTGTCCAAAATATTCTTCGTCATGAACAGTGCGTGTACACTATCCCAAACAACCCATATGAATCCAAACAAGAAAAGGAAAATATTAAAGACGCTTAAAACTTTTGCCAATCCCTGCCAAATATCTCCCATGTAGAACTTATCGGCGCCCAAGAAGCCAAAAAATACCGCTAAAATTGTATAAACTAAATACGATTTCTCGGCAAAATATTTCTGCTTACCATCATTTTCTAAAAACACTCCGCGTCCTATACCACAGATCCAATCAAATGGAGAGGTTAATCCCTCTTTGCGAATCTTTTTACCATCGTGTATAATTTGTATTAAATCCCAGTAATGCCACATACCAAGTGAAAAGACGTTGAACGCTAATTTCATCATTCCAGTTTGAAAACTACGTAAATAGAAATGGTCGGCACCTATGAGTCCAAACATAACTGAAAGAATTACAAAAACGTAATAGTTTCGGTCTGGATGTTTCCACGTATCAATATCCGATATATGATGTGGCGTTTTTCCACCAATGTGTCCCTGTTCGTTCTGTTGGTCCTGTTGGTTCTTTTGGTTCGCTTGCTGGTCTGGTGATGTAGGTGGAATTGCTGGTGCTGGTGGTACCGGTGGTGCGGGTGGTACCTGTGGTGCGGGTGGCACCGGTGGAGCGGGTATTGTCGGACCAATGGACGACATCTCTATTGATTTTTATCTTAATTTATACAGTGAATAGAACGCCACCCAAACCAGCAACAATACGAAGTACATTGTAATTAGTCGCATATGTAGTGACACCTGAAGGATACGATTGAACTTGTGGGTTCATGGTGAGTTGTAATACAATTGAATCCAGACGACTTCCGTTACATGTACCCATAGGTTGCTCCACCTCCGGGGCTAAACTAAATGAATACACATAAATAAAATCGTTAGGAATTGCTGTATGACGTTGCCAAGGCTGCATTAAGCGGAAATACTGTGCCGATTGCTCCTCAAATCGGTCATAGCCGTCAAACTGTAGGAGCGCCGTGGCAATAATATCTAAGTTTGGAATACCGGTCTCGTTCAACATACGACTGCCGTAGTTGAACCATTCGTGTGCTTGAAGCATACGGTCTTCGTTTACAACCCAAACCATTTCCTTAATTGGATTGTTGAACACCAAAGGAACCGAAATACGGGTTGTATTCAGTGGAATACTATAACGTTTCTGCTGCTGAACCTGTTCAATGAGATATTCGTGGCGCGATGAGACAAAACGACGACGTTCTTCCGTATCCAGGTAAATGTAATCACCCCACATTACCATATCGGTAATAATGACTGGATTCTGTGTTAAGGTGGTTGGTGGATTTGGACTATTGTTTAAAATCGCATTTTCTAAAGAATTGCTGAACACCAAGTCGTTTCCGTTCTTCAAACGGATATAGAATCGTACCGGTGTGGCTTGAAGCGCAATAAGGGGTAAGGAAAGACCTGGATTCTTACAAAACCAGAAGTCTAGCGGTACGAGGAGATTAAGTGGTCCAGATTGCGATTGGTCGTTAAAAACCTCTTGAGTTCCCGTCATAAAATTAATACCATCCTTCTTTGACCCCGGTGTAGTCAACTGTGTCCATAGATACATCCATTCACCGTAATGACGGTCCACTTCCTGTTGGCCGATCCAAATACTAATGTAATCAATCATCGCATAGCCGACTCCGTTGACCCAACTCACTGAATTGGTAATTTGAGCATAATCGGTTGGTGCTTCGGTTATGACTCCCTGTGGATACGGTTGCGGTCCAGCGGGTGTAATTTTCGGCAAATTTATCTGTAAATAAACCTGTGATAGAAGATCACCTTGACGGGGAACCGTGACTGTAATCAGTTTACCAAAATCAACAGCGGAATCAAATGGGATGCGCTGCGTTTCAATACTGAAGTTTGTATAGCGACGATACACTTGTTTGAAAAAAGTTGTCTGTGGATTACCGGAAAGATATATATCTTGACGTCCGGTAGCAACTAACTGTAGAAGTCCTCCTGAATTGGACATGTTCCTCTTACTCTACGTCTATAAGTTGTTTTTAGATACTGCGTATTCGCATCTTAGCCAAAAATGCCTATCAACTTTAGAATGGCGTATCCTACGGGTGCGAATTTAAATGCTTTACTGCTTCAGCAGTTAAATTTTAGAACTGCCGGTAATTACCCTATCTCTTCGTTGTACACTTTGTATGCGAATGGACAAGGTCAAACATATTGGAGTAATAGTTTGAATCCTGCCACCCTAGGAATATTAAGTACCTCAATCGGTAATGCGCTTGAAAGTACAAATAATGAAGTGAGTATTTTATCTACCGATGTTTATAATTTGACGAACGATTTAAGTACTCTTACCTATTACACCTATTCGTCATTTAGTACTACGTTTTATTATTTGAATATATGTCTTAATATCTCAACGAATCTAAATAACGCATTTTTGTCTACTGCCAATTCATTTCAAATTCAACTAAATTCGTATTATCAAAGTACGGTAGATATTTGTTATAGTACATTAAATTCATTAGAAACGGTTTCAACATTCAATAGTGATCTTAACACTCTTAATTCGTCAATACAGATATATCTTTCTACTTTGAGTACCGGTATAGGACATCAGGATGAAACAACCTCTAGTTTATTAATTCAATACATTAACTATCAAACTATTTCAAGTTTACAATTTACATCTCAACAGATTTCATCTTTAACATCCACATCCGCTACACAACAACAATTAAATAATTTTAGCACATCAATAAACACTGCGTTACTCAGTACTTCCGCAGGTTTATCAGGAGAAATTACGAATACATATAATTTTATTGAAGATGTGAGTACCGCTGTATTATTATTAAATAATTCACTGCTGAGTACCTCGGCGAATCTACAAGATTCTATTTTTACTCTATCAGGTGAAATCGGTAATCTTAGTACTGGAATTGGTACACTTTCAGGAGAGTTTAGCAGTTTCTTTTATACAACATCAACTTCTACAGCAGGGTTTTCGTCTGAGATCTCGTCATTATTTGGTATTGCGAATCAAACCAATGCTGAAATTAGTAGTTTGAATCAACAAGTAAGTGTCATAACAACAAGTAGTATTTTAGAAGGAATTTATACCTCTTTTATTGAATTGGAACAATATACTGTGAATTTAATTAATAGTACCAACACAGCGTATGTCTTTTACTTGTCTACAGCATTATCAACTCAAACTTCTATTATTGACCAAGTTGTAACATCAAGTGTTTATCACGCTATCTCTAGTTTAGCGGGTAATGTATCAACCGCTATTATATCACTATCTGGCGAAATATCAACTGCTTTATATACATTATCAGGCGAAATATCAACTGCTTTATACACATTGTCTGGAGAAATCTCAACCATTGCTGCCAGCGCCAACGCAGCCGTTTCATCCGTCAGCGGAGTCCAAGTTATACAACTAAATTCCAGTAATTTTACAGGTCAACTTGATTTTATCAATTACCGTAACTTTACAATTCAAGTGAATAATATTGCCGATTTAGCAAACAGCACATATCGCGTCTCGTTCAATCCATATAATCTTCCCAACAACATTTTACAACAAGGTGTAATTTTTCTAGATATTAGTACAAATACGCAAACTTACAATCAATATGGAAATAAACTGGCACTTGATTTGAATCGTTGGGGAACAATTAATAATGGCGCCTTCTCCGAGTTTCCAATGATAGCAGATAGTGCTTACAAAGCGGAATACATCTATAGTCTTTACAATAGTAATGTATATACTAGTTTGACAAATATCTGGCCATATCAAAACACCTACAATCTCAATGTCTCCTCTATCAATGATAACACTGCGCTAGATCCAACGAATGCCAACATTTATTCTACTGGAACTACACTGGAACTCACATGGCAGATGTATTTATTTAGTACATTCGTAGATGGATTTTCCTCATTTATCAATGTTGATGTTGATATGAGCGGAGCACTCGTACAGACCTACGGCCCCTACAGTTATGCGCAAAGCACTATTCAAATCGCAATGCCTGATGGCGGTTATCCAGCTGGTACCGGTTTCGTCTCAACGGTGTTTACCTCGTATGTAATTGGAGAACCCGCTCAGGGCTCATTCGTTTACGGTGCGACATATTATCCATAATTTCTAACAGAAATATAAATGGGTGCTGCTTTGTCTGCTATTGCACCTCGTCTCCTTATCCCAGGATTTTTCATAGGACAGAAGGTGAAACAGGGTGGTCCGCTTGAAGATATTGCGGTCTCTTCCGCTTTTTCAATCTTTTTTATCACAGCGGTCATCGTTGGATTTTCAAGTTCACCCGCACTGGCGATAATTCCTAGTATCGCCTGTTTAGCCTATTCGCAAATAATGGCTCATCCCGAAGACTCTGACCGATGGCGTCATAGCGACTGGCTTTTAACTACACCGCTTATGTTGGCAGCACTGTTATATGCCAACGAAGTCCCAATTACAGTGATTTTGCCTATGGTCGCCTGTGATTTATTGATGATTGTTGCCGGCTATCTTGGTACAAAGACCAAGGAACCGATGGAGTCCAAAGGATATTTTGCTCTTGGTATGCTCGCCTTCTTACCCATCATTGCCATTCTGCTTCAACAAACAAAGCATAAAATAGCAGTCTATTTGACTCTTTTTGTCTGGTCTCTCTATCCAATCATCTATTATCTGGACGAATATGTTAAGATAGAGAAAAAGTATAGTACAATTTCGTACGCAATTATGGATGTGATCGCCAAAGTAGGTTTGATCTACTTTTTACATATTTAACGAGTGGGTTAAAGAGGAGACACACTCTAAAAATTAATTGGTTTCATGGACGCACGCCATCCAATTACAGGAAAACCGATACGTATTTTACGATCTGAAACAAATATTACCACAGACCGTAAAAATTTTTTATGGGCTAGAGCAACATTCCAGAAGGGAACCCGTTGGAATCGTTGGCATTGTGTAGTAAATGAGCCAGAAGCGATTGAAGTCGTTGGCGCATCTGCTCTAACCGCTGTTATTATTCAAAATGGGGGAGACATTGATACTTGGATGAATGCTTTGAACCCTGTGCTTTCTAACAATAGTGAATGTCTGGTTGTTGTTGCTGCCGACGCGCTTGAGACTATGGAAATGCGTGGATTCAAGTGGGACCATACGCTCACCATTGAAGAACTTTACGACAATTATCCGTTTTTAGGGGAACCGGTGCGCAGCGGCGACTCCGTTGAAAAGGCGATTTTATGTCTCGCACATTTACTTCGTATGAATGTCGTTGTCTGGACCTCCGCTGGGGACAGAGAGGGTTTGGATCTCGGTTCTCGCATTGTATACGATGCTTGGGCTCGGTCTCTAGAAGATGTCAAACTCAAATCGGTGGCCGCCGATTCGGCCGATACCATCATTCCTCAAACCTGGCTAATTCAACAGTATTTTCGCCATCCTACCGCACGACGAAGCCGAGAAATTCGGTTGTGTTTGGAGAAAAACGTTGAATGTCCTTGGATTGACCATATCTTGCTGCTGAACGAAGTTGAATATACTGACTTGCCTGGCAGCGATAAAATCGTCCAGGTCGTCCTCGGTAAACGTCTCACCTACTACGATGTATTTGTGGCCATTAAGGAACGAGTACCTGCCGGTGCCTTTGCTATATTCTCAAACTCCGACATCTGGTTCAATGATACACTATCGTATTTGTGGAAGATTTCGCTGGCCGAAAATCGCCTATTTTTAGCGTTACTACGTTGGGAAGATGTACCAAATGGCGCACCACACATTTTTGGACCCCGTGCGGATTCACAAGATACATGGATTCTCGCCCGTGATGCGCTCGCCAATTTTACACCCACCGTGGAAGAGCTTGGATTTCCGTTCGGTCAATCTGGTTGCGATAATGTAATCACCATCGTTATGTTGAAACATAAATTCCTTGTGGTCAATCCCGCCTATTCCATCAAAACGATGCATCTTCATAACTCCAACATTCGTAACTACGAACCCAAAGATGTCCTCTATCGCCCCGCCTTCCTTTACATTGACCCCACACCTATTCAATCCATGCGAGTCTGTAAAAATCTTGCTTCCATCGGTAAATTGCCGGTATCCATGGAATCGTTATGGAATCGTACTGCGTTCCGTAAATCGTTTCCTCGTCCTATACTAGCGGTTCAGGAATCTACACCCAAGGCGATTTGTACTATGTTGCGCCATATAGGCGACGGTGACGGCATTGATTTGTACAATTTCCAGGCTGGCGAGCAAAACATGTATACGCCTAAGCCCGACGCACTATCATTGTATCATTTTCAAGGCGGTAAATTTATTAACCGTCAAGGACTCATCAGTTCGTTCAAAGATATCTTCGTTGGTGCCCATAAGGAGTGGATTAGCGCTTGGGAATCGTCTCGGGTTAGTAATATGATGCCCTCCATTCATGTACCTTCTATCATCTCAATTCCTATTGCGGACGAATGTAAAACGACCCTGAGCCAATGGATTCTCCAATATCTGCCTAAGGTTCTAACAATACGACGATTACTCAAGTCGTGTAATTTGACGGTTCCAGAATTCTTGGTACCACAACTTAACGATATAACTCCGTTTTTACGCGATTGTGTTTGGTCCGCTGCTGAAAAAGGAAATGTGACCCTCGTACCGATGATGGACGATATGAATTATTACTCGGAGGATGTATGGGCGTTGCCACCATCGGCCGATCATTCTCTCGTCTCGGCGGAAGACATTATGTTGTTGCGTGAATTGATTGAACCGGTTGCCGATGAACCTACAATGCCGGTTGTACTCTTCTGTGTAGATGACGACCCTGAGGCGGTCTGTACGCGTGAATGGGCCGAATCGGTTGCGGAATTTATCTTCGCCAAAGGATGGATTGTTCGCTATGTGTCGGTGACCGATACAGCATCGGTGCGACGACGAGCGTTTGCTCACGCCTCGTGGATTCTCGGCTCCGCCGCCTCCTCTGGTCTTGACTACATTTGGTTGGCACCACCTGGAGCGTATGTCATGGAGTTCAATTACGCCGAAAAACCACGTGGAGACCGTATCCATTTGGCCGGTGCCGCTGAACTCAACTACGTCGCTGGTCTCATTCAACGTGAACCGATTGAAATTCGCCGACAGAACGCCCTTTTAGAAGTGGGCGCCGCTGTGCGAAAATTCGGTTTCAAGGATATGCTCAAGGTGATTCGTGATAAAAGTAATGGAAATAAAATCCCTCGTATTTTAGTACCTACTGGTAAGGCGTTAGAAGGAATATGGTCTCATAGTGGTGATACATTCCGTGAGATGGTTGATATTTGGGCGGAAAGAGAATACATTCATCTTGAAAAAACCGAGGACAGCGGATATTGCTGGTGGGGTGCTATAGGTGAGGTACTATTGTACGACCGTCCTACTCCACGCTGGTGGTCATCGCCACCATCGTACCAAATGGCGATGTTCGGCAACTGTCCTCCTCCTGGTCCTGAGACTCATAAGCTACGTCAATCGGTATGGGGATTCTGGCCCCGCTCACCCCGTGCGATTGAGTTGGTCGTCGCCGATAAAAAGAACTTGCTCAGCTTCAACAAACGTCCTATTTCTTCACTGTTTTTGGGTAAGATTGAAAATGGAATACAACAAGCGAATCGCACTCGCCACGATTGGAGCAAATGTGTAGAACTCTTCTCTATGCCTGTGGATAGCACCGGCGCACCATACCCTTACACGCAGACCGAATACTTGGACAAACTATGCCATGCTCGTTTCGGTCTCTGCTTGCCTGGCTTCGGTCCCAAATGTAATCGTGAGATTGAATATTTCGCCTGCGGTGTAGTACCCATCATCACCGATGGTGTAGATATGAAAGGGTATTTAGTCGCACCCAAGGAGGGCGTCCACTACTTCAAAGCATCAACACCCGCCGATGTTGCTCGTATTGTCAAAGAAACCACAGCGGAAACTTGGTCCAAGATGTCGGTCGCAGGACGTGAATGGTGGCAGTCGTATTGTTCTGCCGAGGGTCTGTTTCGTCTCACTTGGACCCGTATTGAACAGTGCCGTCCATTCTTTAATGTCGGTATTCCAAAACTGTTTCCTCTTCATTAGATTATTTAAACCTGTTTTTGTAAAGTTCATTTAATGGACTATACAAAAATCGCAAATAGTCGTTATTCTGCCGGTGTGTTTATCAATAAACCGGCCGATGGTCCTTCGGTTGAAGTAGTATTGAATAGAACCTTTTCAAATGATTTGCCTCATATATCGGTAGTAACTCCTATTTACAATCAAGAGGGGATTATTGAACGAAATTTACGGTCAATTATGGATACTATGACCGAAGTTCCGTACGAAATGATTTTAATTGTTGATTCATGTAACGATAGAACCGAAGAGATAGTCCGTGGAATGTTTAGTACTGGAGAGTTTCCTGTGCTTCTAACAAATGTGGTGGTGATGGTTTCGGCTGCGCCGCTTTTTGAGACCGCCGCCGATAATCTCGGTTTCCTTTGTAGTCGTGGAGAGTACATTTTGGAGATTCAGGCCGATATGATGATGATTGAGCGAGGATTCAACATGAGGCTTTTGCGTCCTTTTTCGGTGGTTGAGGGGCTGATTGCTGTGAGCGGTCGTTGCTGTCATGGATTGACCTATCAGGAGGGGGTCGGTAAAATGGGTGTGGCGGTAGAAGCGCCTCTAGATTCGCGATTAGACCGTGGAGTCATCTATATTGGCGAAACCTGTAATCGTGGTCCTATCATGCTTCGGCGAAGTATGGTAGCGGCACTAGAATATTTAGATGAGGTGAATTATTTCTTAGATTATAGCGAGCACGATTTATTTACCCGTGCGCGTATACAGCGCTCGTGGCTGTGCGGATACGTTCCTATGGAGTTTTTATCTCCTTGTAGCGATGGTTCCACTCGTAAGCCCCGTGATCCTGTGAACCAATCCGTTTACGAGGCGAAATCGGCGGTCTACGGACGCCGAGAGGGATTTATGTACAGATGGTTAGCAACTGGACCTGAGCCATTTCCAATCCGTGCTATTCCAATCCAATAAGTCGGCGATAGTTCGCTATCGGTTTATGTGATTTGAATTTCCTTGTAAAGTTATCAAACCACAAACGGAACGAAACACATTCAAATGCGGTTTGTGAATACCAATGAGTGTGAAAAGACTGTAACGGTTTTCCGTCGTATCTTATTCCTATGCTTTGGTCTGCGCGGAAGAGGCTGAAGCGTTCCTGAATTTCTCGTTGCGGCGTGGTGGATTGTTGCATACGCCACCAGCCGAAATTCACCTGTGGTGGAAATTCATATACGGCCTCTTTTGGGAGCGAGTTGGCGAGGTCTTCTAGTGCCGCCTGTTCAAAAAAACGGCTCTTGTGTCCCAACTCTTTCCACTTTGGTAATAGGGCTGCCGATTTGAACCACATATAGCCCGCATTATATTTGCCGTATCTTGCTTCGTCTTGTGGCTTAATCATATGTTGGGAAAGGGCGAGTTCAGTGTTGGGCGGAATAGAGGGCAAGGGGGCTAAGTGCGAAATATCCGCATCTAAAAACCATGCCGGTTCGGTTGAATTTTGGCCGAACATCCATTCAAGGACTTCCGCTTTTTCGTAAGTATAATCCTTGAACAGGGAATCGTAAATGGTTCCCTTGGTGCGTTCCATTTGCGGACGCTTGAGTCCCTTGTACTTATTCATCGCCTCTTTTGTATGAATAGTGAGTTTGGATTTGATTTGATGTACCGGTGTCTCTTCATCGGTATATACGAATAATTCGGCCGTTGGATGCCATTGTTCTAGTGTTTTTACAAACAAGGTAAAGTCTTCCAACGCTTCCTTTCCGGTGACAATGAGTCCAATACGTGGTGGTGGTGGTGCTGCCATTTTATTTGGTTAATGGGGTAAGAGTTTAAATATCTAACCAAAGTAAGAATGTCTTTTAATTATCCAAAACCGCCACCAACAGTTCCCGCACCTTATTTAGGTCCGCTCGGTATCAATCACAATGAGACCGCTAATCTTATTAAATCGGTCTATTTAGCGTCAGGGGCTGAAAATGAGCCGGCAATCAATAATAATTATTCTCATTATTTCAATGCGACCCATAGTTTAATAAAGCAGTCACCAGGAATCGGTCTAGTTGAACCTCATAGACTTCTTGAGGAGATGTTGAGAGGTGATAGAGTGTATATCAATAGATATCCTGAAGACCAGCGGGACTTTATCCGCTACTTCATGAAAATATATCGTAATCAATACAAAATTCATTATTTTTTTAAAGATAAAAGTGGAAAATTGTTGGACGACCCTTACTATTGGATTAGTCATAGAAACACTCGTAGAAGTAAAAAACAACGTCACAGAAAGACTCGTAGACATCATTAATTATTTTTAGGAGCGGAACATCATTTTAGTGCGGTCCTCGGCATTTTGAAACCATTGGTCTCGTTCATCATCGCTCATAATTACTTCTTGGGTCTGCTTTGGTTCAGCAGTTAGACGAACAAGTGGTTCATTGAGTGGAGGAAGGCGCTTAGAGAAGAAGCGGGACTTTTGTCGTGGCTCTGCGGGTGGCAAAGGTTCCTGTTGTACTGGACTTGAGCATCCATCTTTACAAGTATCACACCAGCAGATATATTCATAATCCTTGAATTCAGTGGAACATCCGCATTCTGAGCATCCCCATTCCTTTGGATTGAATGCGAGGATTTTTGCTAAAGCACGCAAAGTCTCTTCTGTACGCTGGATGTGAAAGTCTTCCATTCCTGGCTTACAAATTACGAAACTATTCGTCATTGGATTCCAGTTTACGGCGGCGAATCCTCCATCGTAATCTGGTATTTCGGCGACCGGCGCCATTCTTCTCAGGTCGGCACCACTTGTTGTATAATTGCTGGTTTCACCTTGTTCTTCATAATATTCATAATCTTTGTAAAGTTCGTGGTAATTATTCATTTTGGAAAGTAGGAAGTTAATTGCTTGTGGAGGGAGGAGGGGGTGAAATTTTGGAATGCGCCAAATATGTTATCAATTTTTTCAAGTTGCCTCGGTTTCTAAAGTAGAAACGGTTGGATCTGTAACTTCATGAGCATGTGCCTTTTGGCCATTAATTGTGCTCATGGCAGCGGCAATTGCTTGACCTATTTCATCTTGTGTAGGATTGGAATTTCCTGAACTGGTGATATGTGATATCGCTTGTGAAATCAAATCGGCGGTAGTTGATGGGGAAATTACGGGCTCAGGTGCTGATTCAGCGACCGGTTCTAGTTCAGGTGCTTTCTCCTCTGCCACTACCGCTTCTACAACGGTCTCAGCCGCCTCTGCTACTTTTACCTCTTCTTGGGCTTTCGCTTCCGCCTCTGCTGCCGCCTTCGCTTCTGCTTCAGCCTTCGCTTCCGCCTCTGCTGTCGCCTTCGCTTCTGCTTCTGCCTGTGCTGCCGCATCGGCTGTCGCCTTTGCCTCCTCCTCAGCTTTAGCGGCCGCTTGTCTAGCCAACTCCTCTTCTGCCAACGCTTTCGCCAACGCCTCAGCATCCGCTGCTGCTCTTGCTGCTGCTTCCGCTTCCTCAGCAGCTTTTAATACTGCCTGTGCCATCGCCAACGCTTCCGCTTCTGCTTTCGCTTTCGCCTCTGCCTCTGCTGCCAGTTTTGCCTCCGCTTCTGCTGCCAGTTTTGCCTCTGCCTCCTTAGCGGCCGCTAACTCCGCTTCATGTCTAGCTTTTGCTTCGTTTTCTCTCGCTAAACGTGTTTCTACCTTTATTCTTTCTTCCAAAAGGTGATTCTGGGCTGCGAATTCGTGGGGCTGAAATGGACGGGATCCGCCATAGTGGTCACGGAAATGGTACGACATGGCCGCACGTCTTTTAAAGTAAGCACTTGCGTTCATTCTAGTTAATGAATATTTTTTTGTTTACGAGATTTTCTGCGTCTAGTCTGTCGTCTGCGTTTACCGCCCGTTTTAGTACATAGTTTGCTAAATCGCAAATCACCACCCAGTGATTTACCCTTATCACCGTAATTGGGCGAAAAGGAGGACGCTTTTATTTCATACATTCCATTCGGTATAATTTGGTCCACTATCTGTTTAAAAATTATATCTCTAGCGCCCCCGTTATTTGTTAAAATTATTATATGAATTCCGCTATTTACTACATCAGCCAACCAATCGGTAATCATTTTGAAGCGTTTTTCACCTCCTAAGTAAAAAACGGCAACATCTAGTGGGTTAATATAAAGTTGCTTCAAAAGATTTTCTCTTGGTGAATTTTTGTAAAATATACCGACCTCTTCATTTCTTGGCAAATCAAGACCGTCAAATTGTGTCAGGGTCTGGTCCCAATCCAACAGCAAAACCCGATTACCACTTGTACTTTTCGCCCATGAATAATAAGTATTGATATCCTCTCGTGTTATGCCCGATTCGGGATGATATTTCGGTATAATTTTGAAATGTATTAAATACGAAATGAATCCATTTTTCTTCTTTTGATTATTAGAATTATTATAGGTCGGTTCATCGTACAGAGAATCCATTAAATCTTTTAATGGTCCTGGTGTCAAGGTTCTGGACCTCATAGGTAAGTTATTTTGCGGATAATAGGTAAAAGATTTATAGGAATAATTTACCGTTGAAGGAGTGTCACTCACTTTTACCAGGGTCACTCCAGGACATTTCGCTTTGACATCGTCAAGGTATCCTTGGTCGTTGTCAAAAAAAATAGCAGCATCAAATGCCATTCCTATTCTTTAGAAAGTTTTATCGTTCACTAATCATCAAACGCTGTTTGAGTCTGGCGTGAGCGGCCGAATGGTCTACATCCCTCGCCGCCAATCGTTGCTGTCTCTGTAACTCTGCTGCTTCTCGTGCCTGCTGAAAGGCACTGACGGCACGGGATTCCTCCTCCGACATCGCAGCCGGTGCGGACTTATACGCACGCTCCGCTTCCGCCATATTTGTAGGTCGTCCATCTAGGCTAACTCCTGCGATTTCTTGACTAAAGGTGGAGCCTTCACTATAGGCGTATTTTAGGTCTGTGTACGCTATTCCGCCTGAGGCACCAGAAATCGCTGTGTTTAACTTTGTGTACTGGTCGGGTCTGGCTGCTCCCAATTCGGTGCCAAATCCAGGGGCTAAAATCATCTCCGAAGGAGGTCGGTACTTTGACAATTGGTTCTGTGGTGCGGCAGCGGCGCGCTTCGCCTCCTCTTCAAATGTTCTATTGAATACATCCGCATTGTATTTACCTTTCATCGCCGCCTGCGTACCTCGTGTGTTATCCTGGCTCTTGAGCCAATCTCCGTATCCATCATCTTTATCAGGATCCGGTAGTTTGTTCTCTTCAAACAGTTTATTAAATACGTTCATATCTAACTTCTTTGGATTGAGGGCGACCGGTGGAGCATCTTCCAACTTCAAGGCATTCTTATCGGCCGCTGCCGTAGGATTTACTATACCGCGTGCTTTCATAGCCTCTTCAGGAGTGACCGAAACCGAAAAACGAACATCATTACCGTCCTTTCCCGTTTTAGGAATGAGTTTCTCCAAGATTTCTTGGATGTAAAGGAAGGCACGTGTGACCGAATCAAAAAGTTCAGGGGAACCGCCCTTATCTGGATGGGTCTTAACGGCGGCTCTCTTGTATGCCGATTTGAGCGCTTCGTGAGTCAACGGTTTACTATCATCAATTCCTAAAAGTTGATACGCTTCGTGAAGGTAGTCCATAGCCCGTCTTGGAGGTGGTGCTTTAGCTAACGTTGTAGTACTCGCTGGTGCGTCATTGATACGCATAACCGGTGTGGCCTGTTGAGGAATCATTCGCATCGGTGGCGCCGCCTGAACCTGTTGTATAGTGGGCCAAGGATAGAATTCCCCTCGTCGCTGTGCGGCGACCCAGCCGAGCAGGGATGCGTAGAGTCCTAAACGCTTTGCGCTATTGACGTATTCCTGGCCTTCAAACAATGTCTCTATCATCTGTATCCGGGCTTGGACCGAATCTAAAGAACTTAGATTCTGCCAAATACGGATATGCCTTGGATCTACGGTTGATTGAGCGTTACCCATTACTTAGGGTGCTGAAGGTTTTCTTGGGGCTTGACCGCGGGATGGTTAAAAGTCTGTATCGGTTGTGACCGGTTTGATATGTCTAGAAAGGAAATCTTCCAACTTGTCATTATGTTGGGTAATGAATTCGGCGACTATATTGCCATCTTGTAGTACCCGAAGTGTTGGTAGTTTCTTTACGGCATCTACATCAATCTTCTCCGCATCGTCATCAATATCGTATGTTTGGATGGGAATGGCGTACTTTGCCGCTTGCTCTAAGACTTTTGGCTTTACAACTTTACAGGGGGTACACCATGATGCGCCAATGTATTCTAGTTCGTATGCGGGCATTTTGAAGGATTATTTTGGATGTTATGGGTGTTCATTTTTTTCGTTGGATTTGGTAGGGTATGTCTTCAGCGGGGGACATTTTTTCTATGAGTGATGAGCAACTAAAGGCTGAATTAAGGCGCCTTAATATACCGATGGGTGGAGCCGGTGATTATAATAGAGAACGCGCTATTCAAAAACTTATAGAACACTACTCAATAGTACCTATAGCAGCGGCGCCTGGTTATGAATCACCTACAGGTTTAACAAATCTATCAAGTGTGTCAGCATCACAGACTCAGTCTCATCCCAGTAGTACAGAACGACCTAAGCTTACTAATTCAGAGCAACGTAAACAAGAAGACATAACACGAGGAGCAGTAACAACATTGATGAAGGCACTAAGAAATACTGGTGATGAATATGATGATGATGATGATGATGATAATGATGATGATGAAGTCGAATTACAATTTTCTGTAGATGAGATTGGATATTCTGAACCTGATGATGATAATCTTTATACTGAAGCATATTTATTTGGAGTATCTCAAGATATACAAATTGGAGATGACACGGTTCTGGGTTATTTATATGATATCAGTGAAGGAGATGAAGCCTCAAACGATGGAAAATCAGTCGTTGAAAATTTAATAAATCGTTTTGCGGATGAAATTACAGAAGATGTAAAAGTGGCATCTTACAGACCATTGGACGATTCAGTTATATCAGAGCCTAGTGAATCAAGTAGTGTTTTATCAAAGTGTAGTGCTACAGGTGTACTTCATTTATTAGCACAAGCAGCGGCATCCTTAGAAACTGAAACTGTTGTTGCTCCTGCTGTTGCTCCTGCTGTTCCTGATGCTACTCGTCCAAGATCAACACGAGTAATTGTACCTCCAAAACGCTTGATAAATGAAATTTCTAAAATTTCAAGCCCGAAACGGCGGCGTACACCTTGTGTAATACCTACATATCATTTAAATTCTAACTCAGGTTCTGCTAAAGTCGCTGAATTCACCGAGTCACAAAATACTCAAGCAACTCAAGCACGTAAGACATTAAAAGAATTGACAAAAATACGCATAGAGCACAATCGTGCGCCATCGCAAGCGAAAAAAATACATGGGGACTACGCCGATGGTATAAATGGTAAGTCTATATGTAGTTTATGCGGATTTACTTTGGAACAAAGACAACCACTTGATAAAGTTGGGACAAA